TTTCAAATTAGAGGAATTTCAAAAAGATTTTTATCAAAAATTAGGTGCTGGTTGGTGGGGAGGTAAAATTACTCATATACGTATAGATGAAACTACAAGGGAAGAGTTAAAACCAGCTGAAGCAACCAAATCACTTTCACAAACTAGATATAAGTTATCAAATAAATTATATGATGATAATACACAAAGCATATTTAGTACCATTGAAGACCCGGCTGCTGTGGCTGCATTTAATGCTAAAAATAGAATACTTCAAGGACAATATTTAAAAGTTAATAATATGACACCGGTACCAGGCCTTGGAGTTGGATTTTGTGTAATGACCGACCAAGGAGGAAGCAATATTTCTCAATCAAGACAAGATAATAATTATATAGTTTCTAATATCAATCATAAAATCACATTAGATGGTGGAGTATTTAATTATACACAAGACGTAGGATTAATAAGAGAATAATGTATTTTGGAATAGTAAAAAATAATGTAGACCCAGAAAAGCTTGGAAGAGTTAAGGTTTCTGTATTTGGTTGTCATGAGGCCATAGAAACAAAAGACCTTGGGTGGTCACAGGTTATGATGCCTGGAGATACACCAGCTATAAGTGGACAAGGGCATTCCGTAAATTTGGTTCAAGAAGTATTATGGGAAGAGGGTGATGACCTACCTGATGGCATAATAGTTGGTGATGTTAAAGTGGTTGGTTCATTAGTTTGTGGTATGTTTTTAGATGATTTTCAACAAGAGTTTATGGTGATGGGTACACTTCCCACTAAGACTGCTGGTGCATTTGATAATAATGATAGAGTAAGAAGTATAAACCCACATGTAGATGACCCTAAAGGTGACTATGAACCTGATAGTACCTTTGCACCTGTCTATCCATATAATAATGTATATGAAACAGGGTCCGGTCACGCTAAGGAATATGATGATACACCTGGGTATGAACGTATTATGGAAAGACATAAAAGTGGTACCCAATATGAAATACAATCTGATGGTACAAAGATTGAAAGGGTTGTAAGAGATAACTATCAGTTAGTGGTAGGGCATGACACACTTGAAGTATATGGTAATGTTAGAATTATTGTTAGTGGTCAAGCAGATATTGCTGTAGCAAATGATACAAACATTGCAGTGGGTGGTAACCTTACTGCTGATGTTACTGGTAATATGACAGCTAATATTACTGGAACAACTTCATTAATAGGTGTTGATAATATAAAAATAGATGTAACTGGTAGTGGTAAAAAAATTACATTAGATGGTGATGTTGATATAACTGGTGATTTAAGATTAACTGCAGAAGGTATCACACTTAATACCCATACACATGGACAAAACAATGTTGACCAGCCAAATACTGCTGAACCTAACACTAACTAGTATAAATAAGATATATGGCAACGATAGCACGACAAGCAACGTATAAAGATTTAGATTTTGCTTTTAAACAAAATCCTAACACCAATGACGTTGGAATAAAAAAAGATAATGCTTCAATAAGTCAAAGTGTATTAAACATATTAAGAACAAATCATGGAGAGAGACCATTTAATTATAATTTTGGTGCTAACTTAAGGAGATATTTATTTGAGAATATGACCAGAGCAACAGCAGCAAGTATGTCTACCTCTATTGAAACAGCTTTAAAAAATTGGGAACCAAGAATAGAAGTATTAAATACAAATATTCAGGCTAAGGCTGATGAAAACGAAGTAAAGGTAACAGTAACCGGGAGAGTTAAATCAAGTAATGAAGTACTTGATATCACTACCACAATAGAGAGATTACGATAATGGCAATAGAACGTAGAATAGCAGCAAGTGAATTAGATTTTGACCAATTAAAAAATAACTTAGTTGCTTATATGAAAGCAACCGATACGACCTTCAATGACTATAACTTTGAAGGCTCAGCAATGGCAACCATCATTGACGTATTAAGTTATGTAACACATATAAATTCAATGAATGCAAACTTTGCTCTTAATGAAACGTTCCTTGACACAGCTCAATTACGAACTTCTGTGGTATCTCACGCTAAGCTATTAGGATATACACCAAGGTCTATAGCACCCTCCATCGCTTATATAAATTGTAAGATGGCTAAAGGTTCTGCCACTCCTTTATGGAACCATGATTCAGACAATAATCCATTACCATTAACTATGACAAGGGGTACTACATTTCAAACGGTTATTGATGGTATCACTTACCCAATGTTTAATTCAACAACCACTACCATCAACTATGATGCAACTAATGGTTGGTTATTTTCAAACCTTGCGATTGAGCAAGGAACATTAGAAACTATAATATACACATATCAAAATAATACTTTTGAGACATACTTAATTCCTGATATTAATGCAAATACAAAATCCATTAAAGTCACTGTGAAAGATTCAGGTGCATCTACTGCAGCTAAAGTTTATACACTTAATAGTAATGTAGTAAACTTAGATGGTACAAGTGAAGTGTTCTTTTTAGAAGAAGGAAGAGACGGATATTATGAAATTAAGTTTGGTGATAATATAATTGGTAAGAGACCAGGAAATGGAAATACTATAACTATTGAATATGCTAAGATATCAGCAGGTACTGATGTTAATGGTGCCACTACATTTACATTGACAGATTCAATTAATGGTAACTCAGATGAGACCATCACATTAGTAACTAAAGCTACTGGTGGTGCACCAAGAGAAACTAAAGAAGCAGTTAAGTTTAATGCACCGTTATCTCACGTATCTCAAAATAGAGCTGTCACACCTGATGATTATAAAGCTATTATTAAAAACGAATTTGCCGACATTGAAGCTGTAGCAGTATGGGGCGGTGAAGACCATGACGTACCAGATTATGGTAAGGTCTATATAAGTATTAAACCATTATCTGCTGAAGTATTAACTGATGCTCAAAAAATTGAAATCAAAACAAATATTCTTAAACCTAAAAACGTTGTAAGTATCACACCCGTATTGGTTGACCCAGATTATACATATATTGATTTAGAAGTTTACTTTAAATATAATCCTAATGTTGCTACAGTTACAGCATCAGGTCTTGCAACCTCAATAAGGAACACACTTGTGACATACAATACAGACACACTTAGAAGTTTTGGTGGAGTATATAGAGACTCAAATGTTCTTAAAAAGATTGATGATACTAATATTGCTATCTTATCTAACATTACCCGTATTAAGATGACTAAAAAGATTACACCAGTACTTGGTACGGCTACTAAATACGAACTTAAATTTAATCAAGCTCTTACAGATTTAGATGCTACTACTTCATCTACTGGTTCTTATGTAGAATCAACTAATTTTACATTTGGTGGTGTTGATTGTAAACTTAAAGACTTTTATGATAGCTCAAGTGATACACGAATTATTCAAATTGTTGATACAAATAACTTAGTACAATCAACAAATGTTGGTGATGTGAATGAAGAGGCTGGAACAGTTACTCTTAATGCATTTCAACCAACTGCACTTCCTACAGGATCAACTACAATCGATGTTACGGTTAAGCCAGCATCATCTGATATATCCCCTACAAGAAATGAATTACTAACAATCAATACTTCAACTGCAACTATAACGGGTGAGGTAGACACAATGGCTACTGGCGGTACAACTGCTGGTATCGATTATACTACAGTGAGTAACTAATGGCAAGTTTGGGTAAATATAATATATCATCATATGTAGATGATTTAATACCTGACCATATACAATCTGCTTATCCAGATTTAGTTACCTTTCTTAAGACGTATGCATTATATCTTGAACGTACTAATAAATCTGGATTTTATTTAAACTCAATTGATATCCAAAGAGATATCGACCATGTAGAGTCTGCGCTTCTTACAGAACTCCAAAATGAAATTGGTGTTGCTGTACCGAGAGACTTTGTTACAGATCCAAGAGCATTTTATAAAAGACTTGTTGAGTTTTATAGAAGTAGAGGTACACCAGAATCTATCACATCATTCTTTAGAGTAATATATGATGATGAAGTTGAAACATATTTTCCATACGTAGATTTACTTGAACCATCAGATGGAGATTGGACAGATCAAGCAGCTGCAATTCAAGCTGATAGAACTGCATTTACACCAAGTAATACATTCACTATATCTGGTACACCTACAGTTGTAAGTGGAAATACTGATGAAGGTTACGCAGCATTTTTAGATGATGATGTAGTATTTGTTAATAATACATATCAAATTCCAACTACAGATTATGCTGAGGCTGTATATTCAGAATCAAATACAACTAAATATAAATTAACATTCACAAGTGCATTATCAAATGGTGATGTGGTTAGAACATATCCTAAAGGTTTATTTACAACTGCAAATGGTTTCTTATCGGATAAAAAATATATACAAGACTCTTATTATTATCAACAATTCTCATATGTTTTAAAGACTGGTAAGAATGTAGCTGATTGGAAAAATGCATTTACAAGATTGGTTCATCCAGCTGGATTTATATTCTTTGGTGAAATTGCAATATTTATTGAATTATTGACTTCATCAAATACACAAGCACAGTATGGTTGGTTAGAAGCAGCTGGTAAGATTAATCTTAATTTATCAGCATTGCAAATTGGTCCAGTAACTTATCATTCGGTTGGAAGTTACTTAGAGAAAACATATACCCATTTTGCAAATGGTAGTTCAGAGAAGAAGAAAATAGGTAT